CCTTCAATATCTCTCAATTCTTTTTTGTATCTTGATCTGAATAAGACAGACATAATACTATCATCTGCAATCTTGGCTTCTAATTCAGCCTTTCTTGCTTCTAATTCATTTTTATTTGCAGTTTTTAAGTTCTGAAGGGCATCTCCTTCAAGAGCTTCACCACCAAATAAACTGAATATTCCACCTATAAATCCACCTTCTGATGCCATTCTATCAAAGAAACTTGTTGATGCTTCTGCAAGTTTTGCTGAAGTTTCTTGTGCCTTATCTCTTAATTCTTCTGATTTTGTTGCATAGTCAATTTCTGCTTGTTTGAATGTTGCTTCAGCACTGTCAATCTGTTGATTTAAAAATTTAATTGCAGCTGCATCATTCCTACTTTTTGCATCTTCTAATTGTAGTTCAAGTTTTTCTTTTAATTGAACTGCATCCTGTGCTTTCTTATCAATATCTTTCAATTGTTGTTCTAAAGCATCTAATGACTCTAAAGATTTTAGTTCATTATCTATTGATGTCAATCTACTCTTTGAAGCATCTAACTGTTTTTGAAAAAGGTCTTTCATTTCTTTTGAGAATGAATTGTCTTTAATTTTTGCTTCAAGATCTGCAATGTCAGCAACTAAAGTGTCTTTTTCAGTTTTTAAGTCTCCTTCAACCTTTGCAATTGCACCAACTATTTCTGGTTGATCTATTAAGGTTCCTACAAATTCACCTGCCATATTTCCAAGACCAACTCCAAGGGCAACACCTGCAGGTCCACCTATGGCACCAATGGCACCACCGATAAATCCACCTACGACTGCACCAATATCTTCTTTTTTGACTGCAGTTTTTACATCATCATCAAATTTTGCTGAACCAATATCAAATATGTCTTTACCCATTGCAATGGCATCAAAGACAGGATTACCAGCAATAGATAGTATTCTTCCAGCAACACTTGCAGTAATTTTACCTGCAGTGCCAGTTAATTTTCCAACTAAAGTGGTTGTGTCAACTGCACCTGCACTTACTCTTGCAGCATCTCCAACTTCATCTATTTTAGTAGCAGTATCATTGATAATTGATGGTGTGGTTACATTTACTAAATTACTTACTTTACTTTTAAAGTTGTCAAAAATAGATGCATCTGGAATTTTTGGAGCATCAGGTACAGAGGGAGGTTTTACCTTAAAGAAGTTTTGAACTTTTGTTTTGAAATTATCAAATACTGATACATCTGGTGGTTTTGGTGTATCTGGTATTGTTGGCAAATTATCAGCAACACCAAAGAAATTCTTAACTTTACTTGTGAAATCTGGAAACTTTAGTTTGAAATTATCTACTGCAGCACCGAATGTTTTTGGATTAAAGAGTGCACCTTCTGTAGTTAGACCAAGGGTTACACCACCAACAACAGCAGTAATAGAAGAGAGAAGTCCAAATAAACCACCAAGACCCAATAGTTCAAGAAAACCCATAGAGTCTTTTTTCTCTAAGGCATTTACATTGAGTTTGATACCTCTGATTGCTTCAAGTAATTCTTTGTCTCTTACAGCCTTTTCTCTCTTTTCTTCAAGATTTAATATTTTCTGCACAGATGCAATTCTTTGTTGCTCTGCAGTCATTTTTTCAAATATCTTTTTGAGAGAACCACCTAAATTAGAGCCAATTTCCTCTGCAATTTCTTCTTTGTTTTGTATCTGAACTGGATCAGCCATTTAACCTCTTTGTCTGTTTCGTTCCTCAATTCTTTCATTCTCTTCTTTAATCCAATTACTCAACATCTCAACATATAAATCACGTTCAAACGGAAACATATTTTCTATTTCTGTTAAACTCCATTTGTGATGCTGAATCATAGCAAAGTTAGTGATATACAAATTTGCCAAGGAGTTATGACTCAGCCCTATACGAAAAAATCTGCCATCCCCTCTAATACTCTTTTGTGAGTATTACCACACTTGGAACATTTTGATTCAATGTCTTTCTGTAATTTTGGCATTGTATCAAAAAAGACTTGTAGTTTTTTAAATTGTTCCGATGACAATGTGTTTACGAATTCATCCATCTCTGCTTCAGTATAGTCTGAGGCTTTGTGGATCTCAACTCCTTCCATGACATATTCAATACAGTCTGCAATTTTTTTAAATGTACTTTCAATTAGATCAGTTCCTTGCACACCAACAAGATCAGCAGTCATATCCATTTGAGGATATTTCATTTTGACTTTGATGTTTTTGTCAAGATCAATAAGGTCTTTGTGTTTAGGATCTTTTGCAACTTGTATATCATCAATCTTAACTTCAGTAGAAAAAGCACATGGTGTTTCATCAGTTTTACACTTAATAGCTTCTATTGAATATGTAATTGGTATCACATCTCCAACTGATCTGGCTCTAAGTTGTAAAAATAAATACTCAATATCAAACATTGGTAATTGATCAACATCAATATCACCATCCACACAAGACCTTATAATTTCTTTGAATCCTTCTAATATATCTTTTTGTGACCCTGACTGCATGGCCATTAATAATATTTTTTCTTCTTTGACAAGAAAAGGTCTGAATTTTAACTCTTGTCCAGAAGAGGGTAACTTTAAACTATACTTACTCACTGCAAGTTTTGGTAAAGACATTATATACTCCTATTAATCAGCTGTTACTTGAGGGGTTGATGCTCCCCCAACGTGTCTCCATTTTTTATATTGAAAAGTCACAGGAAGTCTTATTGGTTCTCCACCTCCTGCATGATTCAGTTGAACTTCTGAAACTATACTTGGCCAAGCTCTATCTATTTTAATCTCATACATAGGGTCAATAAAATCACTGGCACTTTTTGAAAATCTTTTTATTATGATGTCACAAGTATAATTATTGTAAAATTTTAAGTCGCCGGTTGTTTCATTTACAATCTTTTTTTGCCAATTATCAAAAAATACCTTCTCTTTCATTTTATCAGTGACAAGAAAATTCATACTAACTTCTGCAAATGTCTGTCTGTATGGAACTTGATATGAAACTCCATAGATGAATTTATCTACTGCAGCAATACTTTTAGTTGGAATTGCAACACTATCACATAAAAATTGTAATCTTATGTTCGTTTTAGAATCTGGATCAATACCACTCGGCAATCCAGTGAATATGACTTGGTATCTTTCATTAGTTGCAAATCCACCTTCAGGTAATATTTGACTTTTGAGTGTATCTGGACTAAATTTACTTGTTGGCATTAGAAGAATCTCCTACTATCTCTCCAAACTGTTGCTTTTGATGCCTTCTGAAATCTTTCAACTGGTAAAAATATTGCTATTTCCCACTCGTCTGCATCAATTCTGACTGTTTCAGAAGTGACACGATCTCCAAGGTATCTTTTGACACAAGGAACAGCTCTACCAAATCTTTTTAGAATATTATATGAAAGCTGTAAACTTGTTGTCTTATCGTATTTTTCATTGTTTGCATATCTATTTAACTGATCCATCAATACTGCACGTTCTCTTGGTGGCAAGTAATGTAGATTTATTCCATAGAACCCACCCTCTGCTCGTTCAAACGGAAACACAAGTGGATACCTATCATAATATGGTAATTTCTTGGCAAACTTTGGGTCATACTCATAGAAGAACATCTTACCAAGCATGATCCTGTCTTCGGGTTGTCTCCTTAATAGTTGATTTGGTGTGACTGCTCTCATTCTAGCACTGGCACCTGCTTGTCGTGCCTTCTCTCTGAACCAATCACCTGCAGCTCGGGCCTTGGCACCGGCGGTACTGGTTTTTATTGCTGTCTTGAGTTTGTCAAGAAACCCTTCTTGTAGTTCTGCCATATTAATATTTAGTCAGATCCTTCTCGGTTAGGATTTTAAATGTCCAGTTTCTTCTACCACAGTATACAGTGGCAGCTTTCCATTTGGCTTCATTGACTCCCCATGTCTTTACTTCGGATATGTATCTTCTTCTTTTTCTGGCATCTTTGGGAGGACCACCTTTTGGGGGTTGAGTTTGTGCTTTGGGTTTAACTTCTATGAGACTTTCTTTGATTTCACCACTAGATGTTTTGACTCTCACCCAGAAATCGGGAAAGTATCTATGTCTTTTGCCATCTATTGGTGATAGATATGGAATGATTATCTCTTCACTAGACCATTTCAGTATGGATGGAGTGGTATCAAGATATTTCATGAACCGCAATTCCCATGAAGAGCGGTATATTATATCAGATGGATCACCTTTATACTTGCTTATGTTCTTTGGTCTGAACTTACCTTTGTATGCCATATAAATATCTATGTATCATTCTATTCGGAGAAAAAATGGCATTACTAAAATATCCTTTAAATGTTGGAGAAACTGGCAGTGAGTTTCCTCATTCTATACATTTCTCTGCTCGTAAAAGAAATTTATCAAGTCAAAACGAAAAATCTACAGTTTCTCAAGGTGATGTTATATTGTATTTACCTGCAGATGCACTCAAAACAAGTTATAGTCAAACCTTCGGTGATACAGACCTAGGTGCAGTTGG